CACGTCAGCGGGCGACGAGAACTTCACGTCCTCGCCCGGCAGCAGCACCTGCAGCGTGCCCGGCTCGAGGCTGGCAATGCCGGAGCCGTCCTCTGCATCCTCCACCGCGCCCATCAGCGACTCTTCGGGCGCGGTTTTCGTGATGAAGCCCGCGAACATCGCCGCGGTCTTTTTGCGATCGAGCTCGGCATCGTCGTACTGGTCGAGCAGGAATAGCCGCACCATGGCCGGCGCCACATGCGGCAGCCCCCGGATCTGGCCCGCGTCGAGCGGGCGGTAGACGTGCAGCACGTCTTCGGCGAGCACGCGCACCGTCTCCGGGATCGTGTCTCCCCTGTCGGTGCTGTCGCCTGGATGGCGACGACGGAAGTGATAGGCCACGCGCCGGCCGACATGATCGAACTCGATGCCGCAGCGGATCGCGTTGCCGTTCGGGGCGGTTTCCATCTTGTCGAAGGGCAACATCTCGGATTGCAGGAGTTGCAACTGCAGCGGCACGCGCAAGCCGTCCTCCGCCCGGCGGGGCCTGAGCCGGACGAAGCACTCGCCGGCCACGAACATCTCGCGGGCGACCATAGCCTGCAGCCCGTAGAAGTCCGTCAGCCCGTCGGCATCGGCCTCGTCGGTCCAGGCGAGCCAGAGCCGCTGAACCCGGTCGCGGAGCTCTGCGTCCGCGATCAGCGAGGAAGGCTTGATCCCGTCGCCGACGAGGTTCGCGGCGAAGGCCTCGCAGGCATTGGCGGCATAGCCGTTGGTGACAACCAGTTCACGCGAGCGCGCCAGCAGACGCGGGCCGCCCGAGGCCACCAGCGCGTTGATGTTCTCCAAGGGCGGGTTCCAGCCCCTGAGCCGTCGCTTCGCCATGGCGCCTTCCAGGCGGGCGCGCATGGCCGAAGGGCCGCCGGGCTTGCGGCGGCGCAAGGCATCGAACAGGCCCACGGCTCAGAGCCCCTTGGTTGTCGTCACGCGCAGATGCCGCACGATCCGCCGCCCCTCCGCCGCGGCAATCTCGCGATCTAGCGCCTCGATGGCCCGGTCGATCTCGGCGAGGCTGCGGTACTCGACCGTCTTGCCGTCATAGCTGACTCGCGCCACGCCCGAGGACCGCTGCGCGGTCAGCGCGTCGCGGCGGGCGCGCAGTTCGGTAATTGTCGCCATGCTGGCCTGCCTCTATGCTGTGCCCGAAACCTTCCGACCTGGCCGACATGACCGATCAGATTGCCCATCTCCGCATCGAACTTGCCCATATCGAACCCGTCATATGGCGTCGGGTCGCCGTAGGCCTGACCACCAACCTGCGTGCCCTGCACGAGCTCATCCAGGCGGTCATGCCCTGGGAGAATGATCACCTCTACCAGTTCACCGTCGCCGGCCGGGTCTATGGCGAACCGGCGGACGATGACGAACTCTGGGGCCACAAGGTCTACCAGGCCAAGGGCATGCGCCTTGGCACGCTGATCGACCGCGGTGTCATGGAGTTTCTCTACACTTATGATTTCGGGGACGACTGGCAGCACCGGGTCATCGTCGAGAACGTCGAACCGGCGGACCCCTCCCTCGACTATCCCGTCTTTCTCGGCGGCGAACGCGCCGCGCCGCCGGAGGACGTCGGCGGTCCGCCCGGCTTCATGGATTTCCTCGAGGCGATCTCGAAGCGTAGCCATCCTCAGCATAAGGACATGGTCCGCTGGCATGGTGGACCGTTTCACCCCACCGAATTCGGCGAGGCAGAGATCACGGAGCGGGTCCGCAAGATCGCCGCGAAGCGCAAGACCGCCATCAAGGCATTCCAGCGCAGCCGCGCCAAGCGGCCCCACTGATCGCCTGGCTCACCCCATGTAGTCCGAGCGCAGGATCCGGCGGCGTCGCGGGGCGGGCCGGCCCGGGCGTTTCGGCGTGCCGGCCGTTCCAGGCTCGTCGGTTCCCATCGCCACCTGCCGCTCCAGCTCATCCCATTGCGCTTCCGACCACCGATCCGCTCCGGCGATCCAGGCGGCGGCACGGGCATAAACCCTGCAATCCAGCGCTTCGTTGCGCTCGCGGAGCTTCTGCCATTCGAGCTTGGCAAAGCCGCGCTTGTTTTTCACCGTCACCAATTGCTCGGCGACGAGTTGCTTGAGCCACTCGCTGTCTACCCAGCCCGGCAGGTGCACGGTGCCGGGCGGGAATGCGGCGCCGGCCGTAACCTCTTCGAGCGTCGGCCGCTCCTGACGCAGGAACCGGTAGGTCTCGGCCTTGAAGGTCGAAGTGGCCACCGTCCAGAGCCGCGCGCCCCGGCGCAGACGTTTGCCCGCGATGGTGGCGTCAACAAAGGTCGGGCCCGAGACGGGGCTCGCGCGATTGAACCCCTCCACGCCCTTTACCGGCGCCACCTGCGCGAAGCCAACCTGCCGCGCCCAGGCGTAGACGGCGGCGGTCTCGTAGCCCGTGTCGATGGACAGCCGCGCGATGGTCATCGGCGCGCCGCTCGCATGCGTCCAGGTCCGCCCCAGAAGGTCCGTGAGCGCCTGCCAGCATGCCGGATCGGCGGGCCCTCCCTCGATCACCAGATGGTCGACCAGCCAGCTTTCCAGCCCACGCCCCCAGGCCCAGACATCGACCTCGATGCGGTCCTTCTGCACGTCGGCGCCGGCGGTGAGGAACAGGCCCCGCTCCGGCACCGTGCCAGCTGGCCAGTCCTCCTTCAGCCCCGCGAGCCGTTGCCAGTCAGGCGCATCGCCCATCTCCACCCAGGTTTCGCCCAGCGACGTGTTCACGAAGGTCTTCACCTCCTCGTCGCCACCGGCGCGGGCCGACAGGAACGCCTTGACCATCGCCTCCAGCCGCACCCAGGGCGAGTAGATCTCGTTGAGGTGGAACCCGGCGATGCCGGCAAAGGGTCGCCGCGCCCGCCATTCGCCCCGGCCGACCGCCGCCCATCTTGCCTGGTCGTCCCACCGCGCCGCGCAATGGATGCACTCGTAGCGCGCCGTTTCCGGCCGATGCTCACCCTGCTCGGACTTGTCCCATCTGACCTGCCCCCAGACCAGAACCTGGGCCTCGCCGCATGCGGGGCACGGCACCCAGTATTGGCGCTGGTCGCTTTCCTCGTAGGCCGTCTCGATCCGGCTCGCACCCCGGTTGGTCGGCGTCGAGACGAGCACGATCTTGCGGTTCCAGAAGGTGACCGTGCGCTTTTTCGCCAGGTTCACCGGATCGCCCTCGGCGCCGGCGCTGAACGGGTAGCGGTCGACTTCGTCGCAGAGCAAGAGCCGGATCGGCCGGCTCGCGAGCCCCGAGGGGGCATTGGCACCGACGATCGTCAGATGCCCGCCCGGGAACCGCTTGTGCAGGATCTTGTTGTTGCCGTCGCGCGATTTCGGATCGGCGATCTTGTCCCGCAGGCACGGCGTGTCGCGGGCCATCGGCGTGAAGCGGTCCTTCGACCAGGTCTCCGCGTCCCGCTCGGTCGGCATCACCACCATGATCGGCGCCGGATCCTGGTCGATGTGATAGCCGACCGCGCAGAGCTGGGTCTCGGTCTTGCCCGTCTGGGCGGATGACATGACCACGACCGTCTCCACGGAGGCGTCCGAGATCGCGTCCATGATCCCGCGCTGGTATTCGGCGCGGGAGGTGCGCCAGCGCCCCGGTTCGGCGCTCGCCTCCGAGCTCAGTCGCCGGTTGGCGTCGGCCCAGTCACTGATCGTCAGCTCCGGCGGCGGGGTCAGCGCCTTCAGCGCCCGGGCCACCGTTCGGCGCAGCACCGCCGTCCCCGTCAGCCGCAGGGTCTTCGTCTCGCTCAGGGCGCACATCCGTCTCCGCCAGTTCCTCGAGCGCCTCGCGAAGCGCCTCGCGCAGCATGTCCCGCACCGCGCCGGGGCTTGCCGCGGCATGGACCCGCGGCGCCAGCCGGTCGGGCAGCGCCAGAAGCCGCGTGCGCAAGAGCGCCAGCACCGCGATCCAGCCCGCCTCCGCGTCCTCGGCCGCGATCACCGCGCCGCGCCTCGTTTCGGCCTCCATCTCGGCCAGATCGGCCCGCGCCCGGATGAACCGCGCGCGCTCGGCGGCGTAATCCGGCGCGCCGGCCTGGGCCTTCGTGGCCTGATCCCGCAGGTATCGCACATAGCCGCGCACCGAGCCGATCAGGTCGTACTGCCCGCGCGTGGCCTTGGGGATCACGCCCTCGCGGCTCAGTTGCTGCACCCGCCGTTCCGAGAGGTCCAGAAGCTTCGCGATCACCGCGATGGGCTGGCTTGCCGATGACACGCGATTGCTCCCCGTCCGCTCATAAAGCCATGATATTGCTTCGATTATACTGGATACGCGCCCCCTTCAGAGCGAAGTTCGATCCAACGGAACGACGCAGATGAAGGAGCCCGCCATGACCCTCACCCGCAACGCCGCCCTCACCGCCCGGCGCAACCGGATCGCCGCCGAACTCGTCGACCTGGTCAACGCCATGGCCGAGAAGGCCGACTACACCGAGACCCTGAAGGCCGAACTCCAGCTCTACGAGTTGATCGAGAACTACGCCAAGGAGCTGGTCGAGATCGCCCGCAAAGCCTGAAGGAGCCAGCCATGACCCGCCATACACCGCCCCGCCAACAGAAGGCCCGGAAGAACCGCGAAGCCGCCTTGGCCGCCTTGATCGGAAAGAAGGCCGAGATCGACGAGATGCTCGCCCGCCTGCAGGCGCTCAGCGCCGACCACTTCAACGCCATCCCGGACGAGGTGAACTGGGCCGATGTCGGCACGCTCGGCCACATCGCCGAGCGGCTGCGCGAGCTCTGTGCCTTCGCCCTCGGCGAGGACGCGCCAGACGCATGACCGGCTCCCCCGCCGGCATTCCCGCCCGCCCGCAGGCGGGCTCGGGGTCGTGGGAGGGCCGCGACGGTCGTGGCCCCGATGAAGGAGCCCCCGGATG